TACGTGGACGTTTTGCACTAGGTAAAGACGACATGGATAACGGTAATACTATCAATATCCAAGTATCGGCCACACTTGGTTCCATGGCTCCTATAACAACACTAGGTGCCATATCAGCAACATTTACAGTATTAAATTCAGCCACTATAAACGGCCCATGGACTAGAGCATTAGGTAAGACATTGAACGGCACTCCGCTTCAAAATAATTTAGCTCCGGTTACAATTACAACAGTCACAGTGGGAACTACTAACACAACTATAGTTGTGAGTTGTCAAAGTCAGACTGTTGGTTATCCTACAGGCGCTACTGGTTTAACGCTGTCGGCAATTGGTTCTAAAGATGGCGGCGGCGGTGTAGCTGGGCGAGTATCGAGCGCAACAATATTGGGTGTTTCAGGTGGTAATAATCAGAAAACATTAACAAGCTCAAACATTCCAGATCACTTACATGATATGAAAGATAGTTTGAACAACCAATTTGGTGCTATTAGTGTTGCTCCTACTTCAACATCAACAGAAGTAGTTCCAAAAACTATACACCTTACATCATCGACTGCTCAATTATTAACAAATAGTGGCGGAATTCAAGGATACACCGCACAAACAGCACTAGACGTTATGAACCCGTATCAAACAATTAACTATATTATATTCACCGGTAGGATTTTATAATGACTTATAAGATTAATAAAACAGATGGCAGCTTGCTAACAGAGATTATCGATAGTGCTATCGATACAACTGCTACTGACTTAGCCTTAATAGGTAAAAACGTTACAGGCTACGGAGAATATCTTAATGAGAATTTCGTAAAGCTACTGGAAAATTTTGCCAGTACAAGCGCACCTAATAATCCTATAACTGGACAGATATGGTTTGACGTTAGCGAAAACAGATTAAAAGTCTACGACGGCAACGGATTTAGAATTGGCAGTGGTCCAATTGTATCAGGTACTGCTCCATTAAATCCTATACAAGGTGACTTTTGGATTGATAGTGAAGAAAATCAACTATATTTTTATGACGGTACGGATCGACAGTTAGCAGGACCAATTTATAAAGACAGTCAAGGTATTTCTGGTTGGGAAGTTTCCACAATTGCAGATACTGATGGTAACTCAAGAGTGATTGTAAAATTATGGGCGGCGCAAACACTGTTGGGAATCTTTAGCAAGTACACAGAATTTACACCTGGCAGCTTAATTCCCGGATACGCAGGATCGATTAAGACTGGATTTAACGCCGGCACCTTATCAGGATTTAAACTTAATGCCACAGCATCTAGCGCAGATGCGCTAGTTGATAGTCTTGGAAATTTGAAACCAGTTAGTAGCTTTTTATTATCCGACGATGACAACAGTACTACTGGAAGTCTTACAATTATAAATTCAGAACCGTTGATACTGGGCGCTAATCAAGAGAATACTATATCGGTATCAAATAGTGCTTTTCAAATTCGTAGCGATTTTTCAGGTCAAGATTTTCAAGTAACAACAAAACAAGGATCAACTTATAGCCCGGCAATCACAGTAAAAGCCGCAACTAATAGAGTTGGAATTTTTAATAATGCTCCTACAGGAATGTTACACATTGGAACTACTCTAGCACCTGGTAACGTAATTATTGAAGGTAACCTAACAGTTAACGGCACTAGTACATCTATAAATTCTACAGTTATTGCTATAGACGACATTAACATAGTGCTAGGTGATACCGCGACACCAACTGATGTAACAGCCAACGGCGGCGGCATCACATTAAAAGGCACTAGCGATAAAACTTTATCATGGATAGATGCCACCGATTCGTGGACTAGTAATCAAAATTTTAATGTAACATTTGGAAGAACTTTTAAAATTAACGGTGTCGATGTTTTAACTAGCACAACATTAGGTTCAAGTATTGTTAATTCTAGCTTGACCAGCGTTGGTACATTGACCAGTTTACAAGTTGATAACATCAATGTAAATGGCAATACCATTAGTTCAACTAGCGGAAATATTACACTAAGTCCCATAGGAGCTGGCGTAGTTTCGGTAGACTCGAGTAGAATTACTGGAGTTTCCGATCCGGTTGCTGGTACAGACGCAGTGAATTTACAAACATTGACAAGCAGTTTACAAGCACCTTGGATTAATGTTAATACTGATTATCAGTCTAGTAAAAATGATAGATTGTTAGTAAGCACTATATCGGGTTCATTAACTGTGACATTGCCGAATGTTGTAAGTTCAAGTGACACAATTCGTTTCTTTGACTCTGACAGTACGTTTGACACTGATAATTTAATTATATCTAGATATAGAAGAATAGATCCTATCACTATTACCGGACTAAGTGCAGGTGTAGCAAATACATTTATTGGGTTAGCAACTACGACAACCAGTTTAGCAGGTAGCGGAATTATTGTCACAGTGACAACAACTTCGACAACACCGGCCGGATATAATAACTTAAACACTACTATCACAGTGACCACTTCAGGTTACGGATATGTAACAGGGGATGTTATTACAGTGTCAGGCGATGACATTGGCGGTACAAGCCCTGCTAACGATTTAGTGTTTGAGTTGGGTGTTATGGATAACATCCTTGGATTAGACGAGGATTTAGTTGTAAACAACGCAACAGCATCCTTTGGTTTAATATATGCCAACATTGCCCAAGGATGGCGCTACTTAGAAGTGCTAGAGCTACCAGCAGTAATTACTGCCAATGTAGTTGGTAATGTTACTGGTAATCTAACAGGTAATGTAACAGGTAATGTATCAGGTAATATAACAGGATCAGTATTAACTGCGGCACAGACTAACATCACTAGTGTAGGAACTTTATCTAGTCTAACCGTTAGTTCTAATATTTTAGCTAACTTAAGAGGTAGCTTAGTTTCTAGTAATACCGGCTTAACTGTACTCAGCACTAGTGCTGCCACAGCAACATTTAACGGTAATGTAACTGGTGATGTAACTGGTGATGTCTCTGGTAATATTTCAAATACGCAACTAGAGTTATCATCTACTACGAATTCTGTACTAATTACTTCAGGTGCTAACGGTATTAGATTAAGTTCCACGGTTGCTGCCACAGAAAAAACTAATATACAAATTAACCCAGGCGGAAGCGCAATTGATCGCCCAAGCACTATTTTGTACGGTAACGTAGAAGTTGCTAATATTTCTTCTGCTGGAGTTTTTGGCTCGTCATTTAAATTGCCAACATACACTAATGCTGAACTTGCTGCAAGAACTCTCAGCGCATCGAATTATGGAGAACTTATCTATAATAGTGATGCCAATCAGATTCAGGCCTATATTAACCCAGGCATATGGGTTAGTTTGAATTAAAAACAGCATAGTGAATAAGTACATAAAGCTAAATATAATAGATTAAGGGGTTAACAGATATGCCTTATAGCATTGACAAGTATAATGGAACAACCATTGCGGTAGTTGAAGACGGTACTATTGATAGTACCTTAGATATTAAATTAATTGGTAAAAATTACGCCGGCTATGGTGAAGTACAAAACGAAAACTTTGTTCATTTGCTAGAGAATTTTGCCGGTGGATCAGCTCCTCCTCGCCCAATTGGCGGTCAAATTTGGTACGACACAACTACTAAGAAAATTAAATTTTGGGACGCTGCCAGCGCTCGCTGGAGAACGGCAGGCGGCGCAGAAAGCACTGCCGGTCCTACAGGGCCTATTGGTCTAGGTCAAGGTGACTTCTGGTTCGAAACTGTTAATAAACAATTATATGTTTACGATGGTAGCGCATACGTTCTAGTTGGCCCGCAAGGCATTGGTGGCCTGGGCACTACCCAGATGAAATCTGTTTTAGTAACAGATACTACTAACGGCGAACACGGAATTATACAAGCATTAGTCGATGGTGACATTGTATTTGTTGTCTCGACAGATTCATTTACGTTGAGCACAGCCAGTGCTACAACAATGCCAGGATTTGGCATAATCAAATCTGGTATTACATTGGCAAGTACTAATAACAACGATGGTGTAACTGATGTAGACGTTGATCTTAACCCGCTAGATACTGTTTGGGGAACTGTCAGTAATAGTCTTAAGTTAAATGGCTTTACATCTGACGATTTTATCAAACAAGGCGGCAGCGGCATTGATTTTAGTGCCTTGGTACATTTTTCAGATCTGGGTTACACTGTTGGTGATAGCGATGATTTACAAGTAAAAATCGATGCTGACGGCATAACTCCAATATTTAGAACTTCGATTAACAATACAATCAAGTTCCAAACTTATAATGCCCTTACACCAACTGTACCGAATACTCCACTTACTCTAGTGGGCGCAAATATTTTACCAGGTACTGATAATGTAACGGACCTAGGATCTAGTTCTTTTAAATTTAAAGATGTATATGGAACTACATTCTCTGGTACTGCTGCCCAATCAGATAAGTTAAAAGTTGTCGGCACAACTTATGCAGATGCAGCAGTAGCCAGCACCGCAGATACAGTAGTAGTTAGAACCGCCGCTGGCGCTATTAACGCAACATCTTTCTTGGGTAATGCTTCGACAGCAACTACAGCAACTACAGCAACTCAGGCAAACAGCCTACAAGTTGGAGCTGGTGTATATAGAACAGCAAGTGTGTCGAGTCCAGATGCAGGCGATGCTAACACTATCGCAGTTAGAGATTCGGACGGCGACTTATGTGCTACGATCTTCCGTGGAACAGCCACCGCAGCTTTATTTGCTGACTTAGCTGAAAAATATTTGGCCGATGACGAATACGAAGTCGGCACAGTGGTGACTGTGGGCGGCGAACAAGAAGTAACAGCATGTCAAATGGGAGACCGTGCGTTTGGCGCAGTAAGCGGAAGCCCGGCATTTATGATGAATGAAGGCCTTGTTGGCGGCACATATATTGCACTAAAAGGTCGAGTACCAGTTAAAGTTATTGGAGCAGTGGTTAAGGGTGACAAATTAATAGCAGCTAGTAACGGTTGCGCTGGCCCAGCCCGTGTACTACTACAGAATTTGCCTGTTCGCGCTGGAAATTTTCCAGATACTTTTGCTATTGCATTAGAAAGTAGCGATGACGAAGGCGTTAAGCTAATAGAAGCAATAATTATTTAAGGAATACTAACATGGCAGGAAGAGGAACGCGAGCTACAGCATCGGATTTTAACAACATCCAATCGACACTTAACAGCGTATTAGGCCTTGGCTCAGGCACACAAGGATACGGACAAACAGTTACCAGTTCACAAGTAACTTCTGGCGCAATTATTACAGTTGCTCAATGGACTACCCTACGTGCTGACCTAGTTAAATGTAGGACTCACCAAACTAACCTAGCAGTTGCCAACGGCGCAGCAAACATCAGTGCTAACCGCGGTGGCGCCTGCCAAACACTAGAAGTTGTTACTAGTAGTACTGTTATTAGTGAAGACATTCGAGATCAATACAACCTGTTTACCAACGGCAGTCCGGGTACTATTGGTATTAATGCTGAACGTGCATTGGCAAACGCAGCTCAATTAAGTGCAGCAACAGCACCCGCTGGCGTTACTAACCCTAGTCAGTATGCTGGCGCATGGGGTGTAAATGCTTCTAATACTCGATACTTAAGACAAATTTATACAGTAACATTCCCAGGATATACTCACGCTGGCGGATTAGTAGTATCAGCAGCAAATCACATTAGATGTTTCTTCAATGCAGGTGGCCGTATTCAGTTTACCAGTACTAGAAGTGGTACAGCAAATAACACAAAAGATACCGATTGGACCAACATGTTAACAGGCATGGGCAGTTTTGTATTTGCGGCATCAACATCAAGCGTCACTGGAACTTTCAACGCAGGTAACGGCGGAACACTTCCTGGTTCTAATATAGGATATTTTGGAGCAACAGGAACCTACCAAACATTAGTAAACGTGGCATCTACTCAGAGCAAGTATACTGAAAACAGATTTACTGTTGAAGTGGCAACATCCGGCACTAACGCTTTATTGTTTAGACTAACATGGGCAGATAACGACGCAGGTGACTTCCCAGTAGTACCAACTCCACCGTTACCTGGACCGGTTATTGACGAGACTGTTAACGGCAACGCCACTTCTAGAATGGAAAGCAGTTGTTTTATCGTTCGTCCAAACGTTCCAAGTACAGTGGATGTTCCAGCACCGACCGCAAGCGCCGGCGCATACGTAGTATCAGCAACTTAATCAATATACTCTAAATCATTGACACTCCTGGGATAAAATAGTATTATATACTATAAACCTAGGAGTTTTTGTGGACGAACGAATTCAAAAAGCCTTTGAAACTGCCAATTATATGACAACATTGGCCAGTCAAAAGCAAATTCTTAAAGAAGAATTTTATCAAAATCTAATTCATTATCATAATGGCGGAATCTTTACAGCCAGTAGAGAACTAATTAACTTTGTGAAAACATTAGTAGATATAGGCAATAATGAATCTGCTGTACTTATAGATAACAACGAGTTACCTGTTGACATCGACGATCTAACTAAATTTTTAGAAGATTTGTTGTCAAAATATCATTTTGCTGTTAACGGATATTATACAAGATACGATCAGATGAGAAAGAACAGAACTGTAGAAGGTATTCTCAGTGTATGACACAGGGCGTTTTACTCTTTGCAAATAATAATAGCGATATAGCATACACTGACTTAGCTGTGTTTGCCGCTGAGCAAGTAACAAAGTACCTAAATGTTCCAGTTAGCATCGTAACAGACAGCAAAGACAGTATTTCAAAAAATGTATTTGACAAAATTATAGAAATAACTGATAATTCTTTTTATACTAAGAATTTTTATGACGGGTCTGAAAGTAAGAAAACGTTACAATGGAAAAATACGTCTCGATCTCAGTGTTACGAACTTACTCCTTATGACGAAACACTAGTTATTGATGTTGATTACATTGTCAACTCGCCCACATTGAATTACTGTTGGAATCAACCGCACGATTTTTTAATTTATTCTAAATATTGCGATCTAGCACAATGGCGAAATAGTTTGGAATTTGATCATGTAAGCGAATATTCAATTCCTTTCAGCTGGGCTACTGTGTTTTTCTTTAGAAAAACTGAACTCAACAAACAATTTTTTGATTTAATATCCCACATTAAGGAAAATTGGGTTTATTATAAGTTTGTATACCAAATACAAAGTACAAATTATAGAAATGATTATGCTTATAGCATAGCAATACACATGATGAATGGTTTTACAAATGGTACATTTGCTAATCAACTACCTAGTAAGATGTTTTATACATTGGACACTGATTTTCTTATTGATATTAACGGTGACACCATGAAGTTTATTGTTGAAAAACAAAATACACCCGGTGAATATACCGCTTTAAAGACTTCTGGATTAGATGTCCATGTTATGAACAAGTATAGTTTATTAAGGTATATTAATAATGAGTAAAGGACACGTATTTTTAGCACAGAATTCTACGGTTGATTATGTCAGACAAGCGTGTGCCCTGGCATTAAGTATCAAGAAACATAATACACAATATAATAAAACTTGTATTATAACGAACGACCCGGTTCCAGAAGAATACAAACATGCTTTTGATTATATAGTTCCTATCCCATGGAGTGACATAGCAAAAGATTCCGCATGGAAAATAGAGAATAGATGGAAAATTATTCATGCTAGTCCGTTTAAAGAAAATATAGTCTATGACACTGATATGATATTACTAAACTCTAACGATCACTGGTGGACACACTTGTCTAAACATGAACTAGTGTTTACATCTACGGTCACTGATTATAGAAATAATATTGTAACAAGCGATTTCTACCGTAAAACTTTCACAGCAAATAAGTTACCTAATCTTTATGTTGGGGCATTTTATTTTAGAAAAACAGCCAAGTCGTATGAATTTTTCAAGTGGCTTGAACTATTAACTAATAATTGGAAAGATTTTTATCAAAAGTTTTTACAAACTAATCCTCAGAAATTTTGTAGTATGGATGTAAATGCTGCCCTTGCTGTAAAATTTATGGATTGCGAATCTCAAGTTTTAGTTAATAAAACCTTTATACCCAGCTTTACACATATGAAACCTGCATTACAGGGTTGGAATAACGTGCCTACGAAATGGACTAATGTATTATCTAGATATTTTTCTGATGATTGCCAGTTAAAAGTTGGTAATATTCAACAACAAGGCTTATTCCATTACGTAGAGGATGAGTTTTTGACCGACGACATACTACATAAATTATCTAGGCAATCATGACAGTAATTAATAAAATGTATGTACAATACGATGATACAGGCCAAGTACATTACATTAACAATTTTCAAGATCCTGTACTTAAGAATTTCGAAATTGATCTAGAACTAGTTTTAGACTTTTTATCAGACGGCACTAAAGACAGTAGAAAATATAAAATAAATTATTTTTTCAATTTAAGCAAAGGTGTTATTGAGCACGAAGCAGAAGAAACTGAAAACCAAAGTGCTTTGCCCTTTGTAATCTCTAGAACAACTTCTTATAATAATGAAATCACATTGGATCATAATCTACAAGAATCCAAATGGACAATTCATGTTAGACAAGACTTAATAGATCAATTAGAAATAAGTTCTAATCTTGTATTTTTTATTTGTAAGAAAAATGATCCACATTATCTATATTCTACACTGATAGTTCAACCCGCTGACCTTAAAACTGGCTGGTTTGATTTGTTTTTTATTAATGACCACGAAAAAGACATAAACAATATAAGTGTTGTACCGATTCGATCGTTTAAATCGTACGGGTTAAGGGAAATTAAATGAGTCAAAAATTTAAAGTTATGGATTGCGACATAGTGTATTTGAGCTATGACGAACCGAATGCCGAAGAAAATTACGCAGACTTACTGACTAAAGTGCCATGGGCAAAACGTGTACATGGTGTAGAAGGTAGCGATGCTGCCCACAAAGCCTGCGCTAGGCTAAGTGATACAGCTCGCCTAATAGTTGTAGATGGCGACAATAAAATTCGTCCTGAATTTCTTAAACAGGAAGTTGAATTTAAAGATGAGGTCGAACTCGACAAAAGTGTTATTAGTTGGGGCGCACAGAATGTTATTAACGGATTGATTTACGGCAATGGCGGTATTAAATGTTGGCCTACTCAACTAGTGCTTGACATGAAAACACACGAAGCAGCTGAAAGTGACAATGCTAAAACACAAGTAGATTTTTGTTGGGATATCAATTACATACAAATGGAACAATGTATGAGTGATGTTTACAACAATGCCAGCGCACAGCAAGCATGGCGTGCCGGATTCCGTGAAGGTGTTAAAATGGGCCTACTAGAAGGCTCAAAAGCAGACGACATTGTAAAACAAGTTCATTGGAAAAATTTTCAAAGACTGTTAGTATGGATGCATGTTGGCATGGATGTTAAGAATGGTGAATGGGCAATATACGGAGCTCGACAAGGCTGCTATATGACCAATTGTACCAGCTGGGATTTTGTTAATGTTAGAGATTTTAAATGGTTAAACAACTATTGGTTAGAACACGACAGCAAGACAACAGAAAAAATGTTACCTTTTGAAATTACGGGAATTGGCGAAACGTTAAAGCATGAATTGAACATGTCCATCGCAGATCCATTTACTAACGAACAAAGTAGATTGTTTAAATCCTTGTATACTAATCCTCCCCGTATGAAAAATACTTCTGTTGTAGGATCATAATGTACGATATTGTATTCATAAGTTATCAAGAACCAAATGCTGACAACAATTGGAAGTTGCTAAAAAATAGATTTCCATTTGCCAAACGTGTACATGGAGTGAAAGGCATTCATCAAGCTCACATCGCAGCCGCAAAGAAATGCTTTACTGATATGATGTGGGTAGTAGACGGCGACGCTGAAATACTCGACACATTTGATTTCGATTATTCACCGCATGACCTTGAGTACGTATTTGTTTGGAGAAGCAGAAATCCTATAAATGATTTAGAGTACGGAAATGGTGGAATAAAACTGTTACCTAGACTAATGACATTAAATATGGATACAGGTAAACCTGATATGACTACTAGTATCAGTACTAAGTTTAAACCTATAAAGATAATCAGTAATATAACATCGTTTAACACTGATCCGTTTAATACCTGGAAGAGCGCATTTAGAGAATGCTGTAAATTATCAAGTGCTATCATTGACAGACAGAAGCAAGATGAGACAGCTGAACGATTACACACGTGGTGTACAAAAGGTAGCAGTAGACCGTATGGCGATTGCGCTATTGCTGGAGCGTTAGCAGGTAAAGAGTACGGCGAAGCTAACAAAGGTAATTTAGAAGCATTAAAGAAAATTAATGACTTCGAGTGGTTAGACAGAAAATTTAAGGAATTATTATGAGTGAAAAATTGAATGATATTAGAGAAATCTTTTTTGGATTAGAAGAATACTTAAAGTTTTCTAATAATGAAGAAGACGCACTGCTTACCAATGAAATAGGAAAAGTGTTTAATGAGCCCGATGTTAAAGAAGCATTATTAGCAGCTTACATCAGAATTATTAATAGAAGAAATCCTGGAGATAAAATTTTCAGAGCAGTAGGAAACTACATAAAAGAAAATAAGAATAGTGAAATAATGCAAGATGCTATGAGTAGAAGTCAAATTCGTAGCAAGATCTGGTTAGTAAGCGAACTTGTTAAAATTCAAAAGCATTTTAATAATGTAGCAATTATGGCAGGATGGTTCGGACAACTGTGTTCTATATATGATAAAGAGATGACCTATCGAAAAATAAGAATAATCGAAATGGATAAAACTGCATGTGAGTTAAGTGACT